ATGCGTATCACAAGCGGTGGTAATGTACTCATAGGCACGACAACAGACAATACTATAGATAGGTTGCAAGTTAGTGGAAATGGATACGTTAGCGGTAGTTTAGGAGTTGGCATAACACCTTCTTATCCGCTTCATATACGACTTAACACCAACTCTACAACAAAATCAACACTACTTTCTCAAGAAGTATATAGTAGTGCAAGTGGTTATACTGATTATTTTAGGTTTGAAGTAGGTGCTAATAGTAGCAGAGGAGGAAGGATTATATTTGGCGAAACAGGTGGAGGATTTTCTGACTCGTATATAGAGTTCGCACTAAATGCTACAAATATTTACCAAAGCGGTAACAACCCAATAACCTTTACAACTAATAACATTGAAAGGCTTCGTGTTACAGGAGGTGGTGAAATACTTGTAGGCAACACAGACAATGGAGCATATAATCTACAATGTAACGGAACAGGAGTGTGGGGTGCGGGTGCTTATGTTAATGGGTCTGATATTAACTTAAAAGATAACATTACAGATATAAACAACGCCCTTGATTTAGTGTTAAAGATTCAGCCTAAGACATTTACTTATAAGCCTGACTACAGCAAAGACCAATCAATACAGACAGGATTCATAGCACAGCAACTTATTGATGTACTTAAAGATGAAGTTTATCTTGATGGTATTGTAAAGATGGGCAACGAGCATTATAATGTAGCTTATCAAAACTTGATACCACTATTGGTTAAAGCAATACAAGAGCAACAGATACAAATAGAGCAACTTAAAAACAGATAATAATGACAAACATTGAATTTCAATTAAACCCTGTACTTCCATTCATTAATGTAGAAGCTAACAAAGGGTATTTTTATGTTCAGTATCCAAGCGGATGGTCTTATTGGGCAATCCAAGATGACAAAGGAACTAATCTTAAAGATGGTAATTACACATTTAGCCAAGAAGTTTTGGCACAATGGACAACCTCTGACCAAGTTCTTATTGATGATATCCTTGCTGCTGCCCCTTGGATAGTAGTGGATAATGCAGAAATAAACGAAGATATACTACCAATTTCTGAATAATTAGTATATTTGTCTAAATTAATTTTTATGAACCTAACAGAATTAAAGGCTCAAGCCTACGACATTTTAGCCCAGATTGAATATCTGCAGAAGAAGCTACAAGAAACTAATCAAGCCATTGGCGAAGAACTAAAGAAAGATGAAGTACCTGCTAATTAGTCTAGTCTTTATAGGATGCGTTCCTGTATCAAAACTTGCAAAAGTTTGTGCAGAACGCTATCCTGTGAAGGAAGAAATAAGAGAAATAGTTTTAGTAGATACGCTAAATATCAAAGGCGATACTATAAGGCTAAATAAGACCGATACAGCCTATGTAGTCTGTCCACCTACCCAAGTTATCACCAAGACAAAAGAAGTCCGTATTACGGCTGAAAACACCGCTAAAACTCATTTAGCTAAAGAGCAATGCAGTAAAGAATTAAAAGCTAAAGATAAAGAGATAATTAAACTGCAAAATAGTATTGCAGACAATGCTAAAAAAATTAGCAATTTAGAAAAGAAACTACAAATTGTTCAAAAGTATAAAAGGAGATTTTATATACTTACCGGACTATTAACATTATTTTTGTTCTTCAAGTTAAGTAGATGGTTTAAACTCCTGCCTTTTTAGGTGGGGGTTTTTTTATTTTTTTATTTAAGAAAATAGGTTTATATTCGTTGTTCATTAAAACCATCTACAATGAACACAGTAAACATTAAGGGGAAGCCATATGTTACAGTCAATGAAAGGCTGAAACACATTGCAGCCAATTTTCAGTACAGCATCAAGACAGATTTTACCTATTACCCAGAAAGAAAAATGTGGGTAGTAAAAGCATCACTATCTTTATTTCGTGATGGTCTTGAATGCACTTACACAGGATTAGCACAGGAGATTGAATCCGAAAATTACAAAGAAGTTAATTTCAGTTCTGCTTTAGAGAATGCAGAAACAAGTGCAGTAGGTCGTGCCTGTGCTATGGCAGGTATTGGTATTGATGGAGGTATTGCTTCAGCAGATGAAGTTAACAAGGCTTTGAACAGGCAAGTTGATGAAGTAGGAGAAGAATCAAGACTTTACCTTATAACCCTTCTTGAAAATACAACCTACGAAGAAAGGCAAAAAGAAACTTTAGCACACAGGATTAATAACCTGCTTTCAAAGGCTGACTATGAAAAAGCTTTAGCTAATCTTCAAATGAATCAGATTGAAGACAAAGACAGGATTGCAATGGGTATGGCTTACAACCAATCCGATATTAAAAAAACTTTAAAATCTAAAGGGATATGAGAGAATTAAAAGACTATAACGAATCATATGAGAAGATGATTAACTATCTTGCGCAACCAATGCCAAAAGAAATAGACCTAATGATAGATAGGTTAGATAAATTAGGAATCCTAATGACCAGAGCAGGGCAATACCTTACCGATGTATCATACAAAATAGATGAAGTAGTAGATATTGAATGCCAGACTAACATAGAACTTCTGGATAAGTACTCCGCTTCCACATTTAATATGATGGTAAAGGCTAAAGGTAAGGATTGGAACAGGCTTAAAATAGGGTTTGATAAATGCTGCTCTGCATCGGTACACCAGATTGATGCAATCCGTTCAATACTTTCTTTTGAGAAAGCTAAAATGCAAATACTATGAACACTTACCAAGATTTACCCCCACAAGAACGAATGGTCTTTATTGCAAAAATTTATCACAATATTTGGTACGATGAAGATAGATTTGCAGAGATTAAAAGATTAGTAAACGAATGGGAATTAAACCCAACTAAGGAAGCAAAATATTTAAATCAAATACACAATGGAACAGACACAACAGAAATTTGCTGAAGGCATTTATTTAAGCAAGACAGTTAAAGGTTATTTTAGTTTATCAATTAAGCAACCAGATGGAACATATAAAAAGTATGTAGCCTTTGAAAGCAAAAAGAAGGACAAATTTGATAACCTTATTTACTCTGTCTTTGACAAACAACAAAAACCAAAAGAAGATTTACCATTTTAATTATGAATACTCAACTTGTAACCTTAAAGTCATTAATGAAATCACAGTTAGCATTAATGAAGAAAATAGAAATGCTTTTAAAAGATGAACCTGTAAAGCTAAAGTCTGCACATATTAGCAAACATTCTGACAGGATTATAGATGCTGTAAATAAAGAGTTTGAAACGATATGTACTGTATCTGTAAAGAATAAGCAGGTATCTGATGCCAGAGCAGTAGCTATGTATCTTTTAAATAAGTACACTAAACTTAATTTAACTGAAATAGCTTTAGCTACAGGCAGGAACAACCACACTACAGTTATAGCAGCAAAAGATAAAGTTCTGTCTTTTATGCAGATATACCCAGACTTTAAAGAAAAAGTTGATAAAATTGAACTTGAATTAGAAAATTAGTTTTATCTTCGTGTTATGAAGGTGTCAGACTTCATATTTAAAAACTTTTATTTTTCCTATTAGGGGGCGGTGCTGACACACCAAACCCTTTTAGGATTTTTTATTTTATGAATACAGGACAGATAATAAAAAGTAAAACTACTGAAAGGTTTACTACCCTACCAAATGATATTATTAAGTCTAAGAATTTAACACTTGAAGAAAAAGGTCTTTTAAGCTACTTGTTAAGCCTACCTTCTGATTGGGTTTTATACAGACAGAACCTTTACAATAGTTTGCCCGATAAGAAAGGAACTATAGATAAATGCTTTAGAGGTCTTCAGCAGAAAGGATATATAGTAAGTTTTAAAGTACACGATTTAACTACAGGTAAGTTTAAAGGTTGGAATCACGTGGTCTATGATATATCTACCGATAGTGGAATTGACCGAGTTCGGGATTTACCGAGTTCGGGTTTTACCGATGTCGGTGAAAATGCCCCTATACTAAAGACTAATGTATTACTAAATACTAATTTATTACAAAAGACTAATAGTATACAAAAGCCCTTACAATCTGAAGTTATTAGTTATTTTTTAGAGAAAGGTAGTACAGAAGATAGGGCAAAGAAAGCCTTTGAATACTATGAAGCAGGTAATTGGACAGACAGCAAGGGAAATAAAGTAAAAAATTGGAAACAAAAAATGTTAGCTAATTGGATAAATAACAATAACTTTACTAAAACCACTACCAATGACAAACTTGACGCTTACAAATCAAAATTTGACAACATCGTTAATTCAGAATGGGCAAGAGAAATTGACAGCCAGATTCAGCAACGCAAAGAAAACATCTAAAATAATAGATGCTACAGTTGCAGACATCATTGGGATAGTAAATAAGGGAATGATTCTGTTAGGCATCAAAGCCGAAAAGCTACCTACTGAATTTGAACTTACCTATATGGTCCAGATGATTCGCCAAGACTATACATACCTTCCAATAGGAGAACTATCTTTAGCTTTTGAGTTAGCAGCTACCAATAAATTAGATACTGAAGCAGAAACTTACCAAAACTTTTCTGTGCTGTACTTTTCAAGAATGATGAGTTCTTATGCAAGATGGGCAGCAAAACAGATATATGAGGTTAAAGAAGTAATAAAAGAATTACCTGTACCAAACGTAGATGAAGATGAATTAATCCAAATGTCATTGGATAGCTACAAAAAGACAAGGCAGTTTGACCAGATATTTATGAGCCTTAAAGTTTTTAATATCCTGCACAAAAGAGGACTAATAAACTTTGATGCAGAAGATATTGTTTTACAGGCAGAGATAGAATTAAAGAGAAGAATTACAGATAATGTTAGTAGAAAAGAAATTAAAAAGATTTTACAAGACGATGACCAAATGGAATTAACTTGTAGAAGGATAGCATTAGCAGAATACTTTAAAACTATAATATGACACCAAAAGAAAAAGCAGAAGAATTGTTTTACAAAATGTCTACTAATAGTTCAGATGAAGACCACCATTGCAGCCATTATGTAGCAAAAAATTGTGCACTAATAGCAGTTGATGAAATATTAAAAGCTAATTTAGTTTGGTACATTAATAGTATTCCTCATAAATATTGGACTAATGTAAAAAAAGAAATACAAAATCTATGAATAATTTAACATTAATTTTAATAGCAGGTTTATTTATTGCCTTAATATGGGCAGGTAACGAATTAAATAATTGGTCTGATAAAAATAATAACTTATGAAAATAACAACCTGTTGCGGTGCAGAAACTGACTTTACTGAAATCGGTATCTGTCCAGAATGTTTAGAGCATTGCGATTTTGAAACAATAGAAGAATAATATTTAACAACAATGAAAATAACTATTGAAACAAATGAGATGTCAGTAATGATTGAAGAACAAGTAGGAGATATTAAAGACTTACTAGATGTTTATAGAAGATTGGCAATCGCATTAACTTATCACCAAGATTCTTGGGATATTGCAATATTTGAAATAAGTGATGAAATTAAAAATAAATAACTATGTGTAAGATAATATTCTTCTCTATATTAATTAGTGCACTTATATTAGCATATTTTATAGCAAAACAGCATAAAGATGATGACCCATTTTTCTTTTAAAAACAAATAATTATGAAAGAACAAACAGCAGTAGAATGGTTGGAAGATAATTTAATCGGAAATCCTTTTAGTGAAAAAGATTTTTCCCATAATGTAAATGTTTTTAAACAAGCCAAAGCAATGGAGAAAGAGCAAAGAAATAAAGATTACAACGCAGGATATACGGATGCACAGTGCAACCACATAAACGATTGTGAGAATTATGGCAATGAACAAGATTATGCACGGTAAAGATGTCAAGTTTATTGTGCAAAAAACAGGACAATTAATGTGCAATATAAAGCACTTTTACCAACGATAATGTGCAGTATATACCACGTTAACGTAGAAAGAGCAATATAATGCATTAAATTTCAGAAAAATTCAGGCATATTTTGTAACAAATAATTAAAAATGGAAGATAAAATAGTTCAATCAGTTATAGATAAGTTTAATCAGAGGTCTGAATTAGGCATACAAAAGTATGGCACAACGCTTGACCAGAACCTATTAACATTAGATGAATGGCTAACACACGCACAGGAAGAAGCAATGGACTTTGTCTTATATTTGGAGAAGATAAAGAAATTAGGTATAGGCAACGCTAAATTACACTAACTTTGTAAATATGACAGCATCCGAAATTACGAAATGGGCAAAGAAACAATTAGAAGATGAAGGCTGTAGATTAAATCGTGTTAACAATATTCCTGTACACAGAAGAAAGGGAACTATTGAAAGAGGTTGGTCAGACCTGCAAGGTTACACAGAAGAAGGGCAGTATGTAGCTATTGAGGTTAAAACTTCTGGAGATAAATTAAGTGTTTATCAGAAGCAAAGATTAGATGATATTGTAGATTGCAAAGGATTGGCATACATAGCTACTGAAGTGGAAGGTTTACCAATACTAAGAAGTTGGACAGGAATTTAATAATAGAAGAACTTTGGCACAGCAAAGATGTAGATGATGCAATTAAGAAGATGCATCCGGTTGAGATGCAGGAAGATTTAAAGAGTGAATTGTTTTTAGTGGTAGCTGAACTTGATGAAAGTAAACTGATTGAACTTTACAAAAAGAATCAATTAAAGTTTTATATGGTTCGGGTTATGATTAATATGGTCCGGAGTTCTAAGAGCAAATTTTATAAGAACTACAGGAACTACCAAGAATATATACCTATTGAAATACAGGAGAATGAGCAGTCAGATGTAACACAGATAATGCTTGAACACATTGAAGGTCTTTATTGGTATAATAAAACTATATTAAATCTTTACACTTTTGAATTTAACAAGAATGCAAAAGAGTTGAGCAGACAGACAGGCATACCATATCAATCTATTATCAGAAGTTTAAACGATACAAAAAGAGAATTAAAGAAAAAAATACGACAATGATTATAATTACTGCTATCTGCTTTGCTTTGTTTTTTGTAGAGATACATAGATTTAATGTTAAATGGAAGTTAGACTTTAAGCCATTTAACTGTGGTTCTTGTCTTGCTGCTTGGACTGCATTAGCTTTATATTTATTACCTACTATAGTTACTGAAATAGCTTTTGTAATGTTTGTATCTGGTGTACTTGCACCAATAGGTAGACAGGCTATGGAATTTATTTGGAAATACTTTTCTCAAAAAAACTTTAAATGAAACAAGAACACCTTGATTATTTAGAAAGCAATATAGCCAATTACAATATGGCTCAAAGCGGTTATATCAGAAACCTTGACTTAGAACTATTGCAGATGTATGAGCATATTTACAGAGCCAATATAGACCCATCCTTCGTGCTTACTAAGTGGTGCAGTTCCTGCGTTATGGATTTAATAAAAAGACTTTATGCATACTATCTAAGTTTACCACAGGAACAAGTACAGCAGTTAACACAGTCTGTAGAAATTATAATTAAAAAGAGGGGCAGACCTAAGAAATGAATGAAGCAGAACTTTTTGAGATTATAAAAAAGTACATACCAGATTTGGTAAAGACTGACCAATTTAATCCAAAGGATGCATATTCAAAACATTATGATTTATCAATAGAGTTAAAGTGCAGGAATAAACATTACAATAAATTACTGATTGAGAAAATTAAATACGATTCATTGATAAAGAATAAAAATGTAAGGTATATATGTTCAACACCTTTAGCAATATATTCTTTTGACTTACATAAAATAAAAGAACCTAATTGGGTTCTTTCAAGTTTACCAATGACAAGTGAGTTTGATAATAGAAGCAACATAGATAAGCTAATAGGTTGTTTAGATATTGATGATGCTAAAAAAATAAAATGCGAATAGTCGGAATAACATCACCACAAAGCGGAGTAGGTTACCATAGGATTATTATGCCGGTGGCACATATGCAGAAAGAATATGCAATGCTGACCGATACAGTTACAGATGAAATAGTAGATAACAATTACGATATTTTTTTAATGAATAGGTACTTCACAGGTGTAACCATTCAACAAGTACTTGAAATGAGAAAGAAGTACGGCTTTAAACTTGTGGTTGATAATGATGACTTTTGGAGGTTAGATGCTTCTCACGTTCTTTATAATCGTTATGCTGATGGGGATATTACAAACAAGATATTAGAGTATGTAAGGGCAGCAGACCTATGTACTGTAACACACGAAAGATTAGCTGATGAAGTTTACAAGTATAATAAAAATGTTGAGATAATACCCAATGCTTTACCATACGGAGAAGAACAGTTTTTAGATAATAAGATTGAATCAGAATTAGTTAGGTTGTTCTGGGCAGGTAGTGGTACACACGAACACGATTTAAAGATACTTAAAAACCCTATGCGTAAAATAACGCAGCTACCTGTGAAGTCTGTGATTGCAGGGTACAATGACCAAGAGCAATTTGTTTGGAATAAGATGGCAATGTGGTTTAGTAATAACTATAACATACCTACGCAGATTTACAGATTTACTGAAGTGTTTAAATATATGGCAGCTTATGCTGACTCTGATATTAGCCTAATTCCATTAGTTGAATCTACTTTTAATTCAATGAAGTCTAATTTAAAAGTATTGGAAACGGCTGCAAAGAAAAACCCTGCTATAGTTTCTAATGTGCATCCTTATAAAGATATGCCTGTACTGTATGTTAACAAACAATCTGATTGGTTCAAACATACAAGGGATTTAGTACACGATAAAGCAATGAGAGATGAATTAGGATTAAAGCTATATGAGTACTGTAATGCTAACTATTCACTTAAACATATAAATAACAAAAGATATGACATTTATAAGAGATTAATCTCTTGAAATGCCTGTAATTAAGTGTAGCAACGGAAAATATAGAATAGGTGGGGGTTCGTGTATTTATGAATCAGAAGAAAAAGCACAGAAGGCTTGGACTGCTATTAGAGTAGCAATGGTTGAAAGCTATAACGACTACCCACAATCTGCAAGGGTAAATGCTCAAAGGGCAATAAATTTAAGGGAACAATACAAATTAGGTTGCGGAACTCCTGTAGGATGGGCAAGAGCCAATCAGTTAGCAAATGGAGAAAATATTACAAGAGAAACAATAGCAAGAATGTCAGCCTTTGCAAGACACAGAGATAATTCTAAAGGTAACCCTAAAGAAGATTGCGGTGCTTTGATGTGGTTGGCTTGGGGTGGGGATGCAGGTATTGAATGGGCAAGTAAAAAATTACAAGAAATAGATAAGAAATGAATCATCACGCAGTAGATAATAAAAGCATAGGAATGTGTTTGGCATCAATTATGTTAAAGATATGGTCAGATATGGCTTTAAGTGATTTGGCTACAGGATTAGCAGCTATTGCAGCAATAACTACAGTTGCCTATAATCTACAGAGAATGTACAAAGAGTGGAAGCAAAAATAGATTTTATATAAATTAATTTTTAAATATGAAA